AGGCCCATGCCCTAACCCTGGGACTGCCGGCCAGTCTTGAAGGGGTTGCCAAGTGTCTTAGGCTACCGCAGCAAAAGATGCAGGAGGGAAAAGCCCTAATCCGCTATTTCACCATGCCTTGCAAGCCCACCAAGGCCAATGGCGGCCGCAGCCGGAACCTGCCGGAACACGATCCGGAGAAGTGGGCACGATTCAAAACCTATTGCCAACAGGATGTGACGGTGGAACGGGCCATTAGAAGAAAACTGGAACGCTACCCTTTGCCGGAGCAGGAACTAAGGCTTTGGTCTTTAGACCAGCACATCAACGATTATGGGGTGCGGGTGGATATGGGGTTAGTTAAAAACGCTATCAAATGCGATCTGTTGTACCAGCAAAAATTGATGAAGGAAGCCACCCTTTTAACCAGGCTGGAAAATCCGGGGAGCGTGGCCCAGCTAAAAGGGTGGCTACAGGATAAACATGACATCCGGGTCGAGAGCCTATCCAAAGCCAAGGTGGAGGAATTGCTAAAAGAAACAGATAGCCTTGAAGTTAAACGGGTTTTAGCGCTTAGGCAAGACATGTCCAAAACGTCAGTCAAAAAGTATGAGGCCATGGAGAGGGCGGTTTGTGAGGACGGCAGGGTTAGGGGGCTGCTTCGGTACTACGGGGCTTCCACCGGACGCTGGGCGGGAAGGCTGGTGCAAATCCACAATCTACCCCGCAATAACATGGCTGACCTGGCCTTGGCCCGTAAACTTCTTAAAGCCGGAGATTACGCAGCCTTGGAACTGCTATTTGATAGTGTGCCGGGCGTTTTATCCCAGCTAATAAGAACTGCCATTACCCCTTCCCCCGGGCACCGTTTTATTGTCTCTGATTTTTCATCGATTGAAGCCCGGATTATTGCCTGGCTGGCCGGGGAGCGGTGGGTAATAGACGCTTTCAAGGAACATGGCAAGATCTATGAAATGACGGCCAGCAAAATGTTTGGCATCCCCATGGAGCGGATTGTGCGGGGCAAGCCTGAGTATGGGTTTAGGCAGAAAGGTAAAATAGCCACTTTGGCCTGTGGCTTTCAAGGCAGTATTGGGGCTTTAAAGGCGATGGGAGCCCTGAATATGGGGTTAACCGAAGAAGAGCTACCGGCTATTGTAGCGGCGTGGCGTAAATCCAACCCGAGTATCGTGAGACTCTGGCAGGCGGTGGAAGATGCGGCTATAAAGGCGGTTGAGAGTAGGGACGCTGTGGAGATGCAGTTTGGCCTTAAATTTTACTACCAAAGCGGGGTGCTTTTTATCAGACTGCCCTCCGGCAGAAGCTTAGCCTATGTGCACCCCCGGATTGAACTAGATGAACGCTTTAACAAATACGGCTTAACCTACGAGGGTGTGGAGCTCGGCAAGTGGTGCCGGATAAGGACCTATGGGGGGAAGCTCACGGAAAATATTGTGCAAGCAATCGCCCGGGACTGTTTAGCGGAATCACTTTTAAAGCTGGATAAGGCCGGTTATAAAATCGCCTTCCATGTACATGACGAGGTGGTGCTAGATGTTCCCTGCGGTACCGGCTCACTGGAAGAAGTAGTGGAAATTATGGGCCGGGATATCGACTGGGCACCGGGGCTGCCGATGCGGGCGGAGGGCTTTGAAACCGATTACTATAAAAAAGATTAGGAGGATCGCATAGATGGGAAACATGAAAGTTTTTAATCATACGGAATTTGGCGAACTGGGTGTTTTGATTATGGGCGGTAAGGAGTATTTCCCGGCCAGTAAATGCGCCAGTGTCTTGGGATATACCAATCCTAGAGATGCCGTATCTCGCCATTGTCGTGGAGTCGTGAAACACGACATCATCGATAATCTTGCCCGGAAACAGGAAATGAACTTTATTCCCGAAGGGGATCTTTACCGACTAATTATCCGCTCCAATTTACCCAAAGCGGAGCAGTTTGAAAGATGGGTCTTTGACGAGGTGCTTCCATCCATTAGAAAGTACGGGCTTTATGCCACCGATACCCTTCTTGACGATATCATAAATAATCCCGATTTAGGCATCAGGCTTTTTACGGAATACAAAGAGGCCAAAGAAAGGGCTAAAAAACTGGCCCTGGAAAACGCCAAGCATAAACAGATTATCGGAGAGCTGCAACCCAAAGCCTCTTACTACGATCTGATTTTGCAAAACAAATCCTTAGTGCCCATCACTAAAATTGCCAAGGATTACGGTATGTCGGGACGGGCTATGAATAAGCTGCTTCACGAGCTGGGGGTACAGTACAAAATGGGCAACACCTGGCTTTTATATCAAGAATACGCCGACCAGGGCTATACCCAATCTAAGACCCATACCATCGATGCGGAAAAAAGCGTCATGCATACCTACTGGACGCAAAAGGGGCGCTTGTTTTTATACAACCTGTTGAAATATGAAAGGGGACTGCTACCAACGATTGAACAAAAAATCGCTTAAAGGAGGGGGAGAAAGCTATGGACAAGATCAATCCCGATCACTATAAAACAGGCGGCATTGAGACCATAGACTTTATCAAAGCCAAGCTTACCGGAGAGCAGTTTAAAGGTTATCTGGCGGGGAACGTCATTAAATACCTTTCCCGCTTCGAGCATAAGTCCGGGGAAGTGGATCTGCAAAAGGCCCGCTGGTATTTAAATCGGTTGCTGATAGATAAAAAAAATAGGCCAGTTATCTATGTCTGCTCCCCCTTCAGGGGCGAGGTGGAACAAAACATCAAAAGGGCCATCGGTTACTGTCGCTTTATTTACAGCCGGGGCGCTATCCCTCTAGCCCCCCATATAATCTTTACCACCTTTTTAGATGACGAAATAGCCGAGGAAAGAAAAGCCGGTATAAAGATGGGCTTGGAGCTGTTATCCAAATGTAATGAGTTGTGGGTCTTTGGGGACAAGTTGTCGGAAGGCATGGAGAGGGAAATGGCCGAGGCTGAAAAGTTGGGGCTTAGGGTCAGGCGCTTTGATACATGCTGCCGGCCCCGGGAGGTGCGAGCTGGTGATGCCTGAAACAATCCCGGTTATAAAACATGATGGGGTGCTTACCATCGCCACCGGCCGCAGCAGGAAGGAAACCGAGTGGAAAAACCGGGAGATGCTGTGGTCGGAACTGGCGGAGAGGCTGAGCAGGACCGTTCGCACTTCCGAAACCCAGGCGGAGTACAGGCAACTTCCCAAAACACAAAAAGATGAGATAAAGGATGTGGGCGGGTTTGTGGGAGGCACCTTAAAAGGGGGCCGCAGGAGGGCGGACAGCGTGGTTTGGCGGCAGGTTATTACGCTGGATGCGGACTACGCCAAGGGGGACATGTGGGCCGGGGTAGAGACCATGTTTGGCTGTGGGTGCGCCATGTATTCCACCCATAGCCATAGCCCGGAGAAACCAAGACTGCGGCTGGTGATCCCCCTGAAAAGGCCGGTATCGCCCGAGGAATATCAGGCTGTAGCAAGGCGTATCGCCGCCGATTTAGGCATCGACTTCTTTGACCAGAGCACCTTTGAGCCCCACCGGCTAATGTATTGGCCTTCCAGCCCCCAAGACGGCGAGTTTATCTTTAAGGTGTTAGACGCACCCTGGGCTAATCCCGATGAAATTTTGGCCCGCTATCCTGATTGGAAGGATCCCTCATATTGGCCGGAGAGCACCCGCACCAAGGCAAGACGCAAAAGACAGGCCGAAAAACAGGGAAACCCAAGGGAAAAGCCGGGCTTGGTGGGGGCCTTTTGTAGAACATACAGCGTCGCCGGGGCGGTAAAAAAGTTTCTAAGGGATGTTTACGAACCCTGTGAACTTCCTGATCGCTACAGCTTTATCCCCGGCACCACTGCCGCCGGACTGGTGATTTACGAAGGGGGAGATTTTGCCTATTCCCACCATGCCACCGATCCGGTCTGTGATCGGCTCTGTAACGCCTTTGATTTGGTAAGGCTCCATAAGTTTGGAGATTTGGATGAAGAAGCAAAGGAGGGCACACCGGTAAACAGGCTGCCTTCCTACCTGGCCATGCAGGAGCTGGCGGCAAGTGACACCGGGGTTAAAAAGCAGATTGCCCGGGAGCGCATGGCCGCTGCCGATGAGGATTTCAGTGAGGAGGATGACTGGCAGGCGGGGCTGGAGATAACGGGCAAAGGGGAGCTAAAAAACACCTTAACCAATATGGTGTTAATTTTACGGCACGACCCGGCTCTGCAAGGGATCTATTATAACCAACTTAGGGACGGGATTGATGCCCAAGAGGAGATGCCCTGGAGACGCATGAAGGCCGGTTGGAACAAGACCGATGATGCCAGTCTGGCCGGCTACATCGATGCTCGCTACAGGCTTTACTCCCCCGGGAAGTTAAGGGACGCCGCCTTAAAGGTAGCGGTGGAAAGAAGCAGGCACCCCATTCAAGATTATCTCAACTCCCTGCCCAAGTGGGACGGGGTAGAAAGACTTGATCGCTTGTTAATCAATTACCTGGGGGCGGAAGATAGCGAATATGTCAGGACGGTCACTAAAAAAACCCTGGTGGCGGCGGTGGCTCGGGTAATGGAGCCGGGAATCAAGTTTGACTATATGTTGGTCCTAAACGGGCCCCAGGGGATTGGGAAAAGCACTTTGTTCAACAGGCTGGGCGGTAAATGGTTTTCCGACTCTTTGTCTATTGCCGATATGCGAGATAAGACTGCCGCCGAGAAACTGCAAGGTTACTGGATTTTAGAGATTGGAGAGCTGGCCGGGATTAAAAAGATAGACGAGGAGACCTTAAAATCCTTTCTCTCCCGGCAGGATGATAAGTACCGAGCCGCCTACGGTTACGCCGTTGAAGATCATCCCCGCCAGTGCATCATTGTGGGCAGCACCAACAAGACCAGCGGTTTCTTGAGGGATCTTACCGGCAACAGGAGGTTTTGGCCAGTCAGGGTGCCGGGGAAAGGTGACGTAAAACCCTGGCACCTGGAAGAGGTGGAGCAAGTTTGGGCGGAGGCTTATGCCAAGTACAAGGCGGGAGAAAAACTGTTCTTGGAAAACAGGTTAGAACAGGCAGCCCAAGATGCCCAGCTTGACGCTCTAGAAAGCGATGACCGGGAGGGGTTGGTCCGGGATTATTTAGATAAACTTTTACCGGCCAACTGGGACGATTTAGATCTTTACGCCCGGAGGAGTTTTCTTAGGGGAGACGATTTCAGTGATGGTTTGAGAGGCGAGGTGCCCAGGCAGCAGGTCTGCACACTGGAAATCTGGTGTGAACTCTTTGGCAACGACCCCAGCACCCTAAGGAAAATAGATGCCTATGAAATAAATGCAATCATGCGAAAAATTGACGGCTGGGAGCAAAGTGATTATATGCCCACCCTACCTATCTATGGAAGGCAAAGGGTCTATAAGAGGGCAGAACCAAGACGCTGAACAACACAGAACAAGCGACAGGTTGTTCTACCAAATGGTGGAAAAATGGAACAGGAATAGACCTTGTTCCGGTCTTGTTCCATACCTTGTTCCACATGCAAACCTATAGGCCATGGGGGTTACAGTGATTATGGAACAAGAGAACAAGATTATCATATAAACATAATCATAATAGGCATATATAACGGGTATGTAACGCCTAATGCGTATGTGCTCATATACGCGCGCGAGGCTTGTTTCTTGTACCGGGTAAAAGGGGATGGGTTGATGCTGGAAAAACGGATCGAAGCAAAATTAAGGCGGGATGTGCAAAACTTGGGCGGGTTGGCGCTTAAGCTCATTTCCCCCGGCTATGCGGGTGTGCCCGATAGAATTGTGCTACTGCCCCCCGGGAAATTGGTGTTTGTAGAGCTAAAAGCCCCGGGTAGAAAATTAAGGCCCCTGCAGCAAAGAAGAAAAACGCAGTTGGAGGGTTTGGGCTTTAAAGTATATGTTATTGACTCCCTACAAGCTGTGGATGAATTTATGCGGGAGGTGGTGAGGTGAAATATATTCCCTACGGCTACCAAAAACATGCCCTGGACTTCATATTAAAAAGGCCGGCAGCCGGTATCTTTCTAGATTGCGGCCTGGGGAAAACGGTGATTACCTTAACAGCCATTTTGGAGCTGATGCATAACCAATTTGAAATAACCAAGACCTTAGTTATTGCCCCTTTGCGGGTGGCCGAAAATATCTGGGACAGGGAAGCAAGGAAATGGGAACATCTCAAGCATCTGCGGATTGTGAAGGTTTTAGGTTCAAAACATGAGCGCCTCCGGGCTTTAAATACCGATGCCGATATCTATGTGATCAACCGGGAGAACACAAAATGGCTGGTGGATTATTTCCAGAAGGACTGGCCCTTTGACATGCTGGTATTAGACGAGCTTTCAAGTTTTAAGTCCCACCGGGCTAAAAGGTTTAAGGCCCTTAGAAAGGTGCGGCCCTTGTGTAAACGGGTAGTGGGCCTTACCGGCACCCCGGCCCCTAACGGGCTGCTTGATCTTTGGTCCCAGGTTTACCTTTTAGATAGCGGCCGGCGGCTTGGCAAAACCATAACCGGTTACCGGGAACGCTACTTTTTGCCCGATAAGCGAAACCGACAGGTGGTTTTTACTTACAAGCCCAAAGACGGGGCAGAAGAGGCCATCTATAAAAAGCTATCCGATATCTGTATCAGCATGAAAAATAGGGACTACTTAAAAATCCCGGAGCGCATCGATAACGTGGTGCCCGTTAGATTGCCGGTAAAAGCCATGGGACAATACCGGCAACTGGAAAGGGAGCTGCTACTGCCTTTACTGGAGGGTGATGTGGTGGCGGGGAGCGCTGCGGTGTTAACAAATAAGCTCTTACAGATAACCGGCGGGGCTGTTTACGATGAAAATGGTGAGGGGCGGCTAATCCATGATGAAAAACTAAAAGCTTTGGAAGATTTGATTGAGGCGGCCAATGGCAAACCGGTGCTGGTCTACTATGGCTACCGGCATGAACTGGAGCGCATACGAAAACGCATTGACTGCCGGGTGCTGGATAAACCCCAAGACATTAAGGATTGGAATCGGGGCGAAATACCGGTGATGCTAACCCACCCTGCCTCCGCCGGTCATGGGTTGAATTTGCAAGAAGGGGGCAGCACCATCATCTGGTTTGGCCTGCCCTGGAGTTTGGAGCTTTACAGCCAAGCCAATG